CTAGTTATCATTTTTATATAAACTATCGAACACAGTATTGATTTTTTCTTTATCCTGATCTTCAAGCTCTCGAACAATATGAAGATAAGTAGACATTGTAGTTTCTAAACTGCTATGTCCTAAACGTTTCGATACGCTAAGTATATTTACTCCTTGATAAAGTAAAATAGATGCATGTGTATGCCTTAGTCCATGCAAAGTAAATTGCTTTTCAATCCCTAATTCTTTTAATTTTTTGCGCAAATATTTGCTGACGGCGTTTGATGAAACTAATCCATTTTTTAAGTTGAAAAAAACAAAATTATGAGGGTTTTTAACTTCAAAATTCTCGAATAATTCTTTTTGATTGATTTTAAACTTTTTTAAGAGATCAATCGTATGTTTATCAATTGAAATTTTCCGATTTGAAGTCTCGTTTTTTGTTTTTCCCCATTCATTTAATTTATAATTCCATGTTTTATTAATAGTGATGATTTGATCTTCGAAATCGATATCTTCCCATGTTAATCCTAGAAGTTCAGCAAATCGCATTCCAGTAGCACCAGCAACTAACACGAGCATAGGAGAAGAGTACTGCGCAGAAAGGTTTTCTTCTACGAGTTTCATTAAAGATTTAAATTGATCATAATCTAAATATTTATCTTCTTTTGGCTTCAATGAATTTTTTCCTTTGATTACTGCTTTTCTAGTTGGATCAAACGGAATTAATCCTTCTTCTACGGCATCTTTCAACGATGCTCTAATATGGTTATTAAACTTAATAACGGTGGATTTTACATGGTCTTTCGCATACTTATTTAAAAAGCGTTGATATCCAACTCTATCTAAATCAGAAATCAATACTGCTGGCATATATTTCTTTATGTTCATTAACGTATCTTCGTATTTTCTATAAGTGATAGGAGATACTGTTCCTTCTTTATAAAGTTGCATCCAATCCTCAAAGTAATCTGATAATAATAGATTTTTGCGATCCCCTTTAAGGCCTTTGGTCAGGTTATATTCTAATTCGTTGGCGGCATCTTTTGCTTCGCCTTTTGTCTTGAATCCTGATTTTCTTATCTTCGTGTATTTTCCGTCATCTTTTTTGTATGAAATTTCGTATTGCCAACTATTTCCACGTTTGACTAATCTTGCCATAATTGAATCTACTCTCTTTCTCTGATACAATAGGCACTATAAAGAAGCCTACTGTATAGGTTTGTTTTTTCTTAGAACACGCTCGCTTTGGTCGGTGGGGCGTGTTTTATTATTTTTTACTTACTTTACTATTAATCATATCCCATTGAGCATAGGATTTTTCTATGTTCGATCCTCTTGAACTAATTTCTCCTGTAAAAGTTACTTTATCGCCTTTTGTAAAGGTATCAGCATTGTTTACGTCCTTAGCAAAAATTACATATGAAACTTTAGGTGTTGTAGAAATATCACTCCAACTTTTATCATCGTACTCTTTGTCTGCTATAATGGCTATTCTAGTAGTCATTGATTCGATAACAGTTCCTTCAAAAGTATATGTTTTACCACTAATATATTTAGTAAAAGCTGTATTTTGCTCAGTAGCTGGAGTAATAGAATAATAACTATCTAAGAAAGCACCCCAGTCATGATTATTTGCCTCTAAAAATTCTTCAAATTGAGTTAGGCTTTTATTGCTGCTGTTAGATGTAGTAGTTTGAGTCTCAGATGATGAGCTTTCCTGTTTGTTATTGTCATTTGCCTCGTTTGATGAGGAAAGTGAGAAACCTACGGCAGTAAAAATAATCCCGATAATAAGGAGAATCATAGGTGTTTTCTTATTTGTTTTTTTGATAAATCTTACAATCAACATGATTAAACCTATAAAAAATAAAACAATACCAGTAAAACCGAATATACCGTCCATTAATAAAACATCCTTTTCTTTTGATAGTTAATATTACAAACCAAGCAGTTCTTTTTTCTTAAAATCAAATTCGTCCTGATTAATAATACCTTCATCCAACAACTCTTTATACTTTTTAATTTCATCTGCACTTGAAATTTGTGTTTCTTTGGAATTATTATCTAATATAGATTGTTGCTTCTCTATATATTTTTTTAAATTCTCCATTTCATTCCAATATTTTTTTGTAAACATAATGGTGTTTTCATCTTTCGTGGCTGCTAATATTCCTCCACGACTTTCGTTTCCACCCAGCAGAGTAAATTGTATATAACCATTGCTCATACCTGGTTTTTTTAATTGTACTGCTGATATATTTTTAAAGGGAATAGTTTTTTCTCCTTTAATACCTTGATTAACTAAATTTATAAATCCTTTTCTAATAATTGAAATAGAATCATCAGTTACTTTGATCAAGGTTTTTCCTGGAGATTTTATTAAAATCTCTTTTTCCATTTTTTCTTCCTCATTTCTATGATATGATTTTTTTGTAGAAGCTCATATATGAGGAAAGAGTCCGTGTTGCAGCACGGGCTTTTTTATATAAGAAAACGATAAGCGCTTTCTGGAAGTCCGTAAAGATTTTTTAATTCCTCAATTCGTTTAGGATATTGATCGTTGTCTTCTTTGTATAGAGAAACAATGAGATTAGCAGCAAAACAATTAGCTTCGCTTTCAGATTTGCTTCTAGATGTTCTTGTCGATACATAGTAACTGGATAAGCCACGATGAAAAATAGCGTGACCTAATTCGTGAGCGCAAATGTAGAATCTTTCCTCAGAGTCTCGCAGTTCATCATTTAAAAAGATTATTGCACGATCTCTAATTTCTTGAAACTGCCCTTTGGGATTTTCGATAAAAGGAACGTATTGAATTTTAATGCCCATCTTTTCACAAATATAAAAAGGATTAGCGGACTGGTATTTCCGCTTCAACTCCTCGACTAAATTAATCGTATCCATCTCCATAAGCTCACATCTTTTTGCCTTTTTCTTTGTCTTCTTTCACAATATCCCAGAAAGTCGCTATAAGGATATCTTTTACGCGCTGTATTTGTTCGGGTGTCAATGTTTCCCCACCATAAGACATATTAACATTTGAGTCTAGTAGTTTATCAAGTTCAACCACTTCCTCTTTTGTAGCCCATTTGGGAACATTATTATTTCCCAATAAATAATCAGTTGTGACCCCAAAATAATCAGCAACTTTCTTTAAGTTCTCAGATTTTGGTGAGGCTTTATCCCATCTTCTTATTTGTCCATTAGAAATGCCTACCTGTCTTTCTACTTCTGCTATAGTCACATGCTTTTCATCTGCTAATTCTTTAATCTTAGTAACTAAACTCATTATTATCAACCTTTCAAAGCTGAAAAGAAAATAAATAGCTTAAAAGTTATATTTTTAGTTGACAATTAGCTTTTAAGCTAGTATATTTAATTTGTAAGCTAAATTGTTAGCTAAATAAGAGCAACAAAAATATCTATTAATTAAAAACATTCTCTCGGTCGCCAAACTTAGAAATGTTATTTTAGAGGCTTTTTATAAGGCTTATTTAACTATGTATTTATAATAGCTTAAAAGCTAATAGGTGTCAATGATTTAGCTAATTTTTTAGCTTACAAATCATTTTTTAGAAAGGAGCTGTTTTTATGTCTGAGAATTTAGACTTAAAAATTCGGGCAGAGATGAGAAAAAGAAGAATGACTTTCAAAGAACTAGCTGCGCTTGTTGGTATTTCAGGAGCTTATTTATCAGATATTCTAAACGGCAATCGTGATGGAAAAAAAGCTCAAGAACACATAGAAACTGTAAAAAAAATATTAGGTATTCAATAGGAGGAACAGCTAATGCAATATCTAGAAGCAAAAATCCCAATTCCAGAAGGCTATGTAATTATCTCCCAAGTGGATTACGAGGAGTTAAAAAAAGCTGATGATACTGGTAGATGGATGACGTTACCAGAAGTGCTAGAACGGATTAACAGAAAATATGATTGGTTTACTTCTAGAGTTTTAAAGAACCCAAGATATAGAAATATTATCGATATCGAAAAAAACAAAAATGGATTTGTCTATTATCCAGTTGAAGGAAGAGACACATATCTATTTTTAAGAAGTAAAACACTTGAATTTTTAGAAACAAATTTTTCGGAAATATTAAGGAGGTAAGCGGATGGGTAAATTCAACAGAGCATTAGTATTCAGCGCACCGCTAATCATCTACGCTTTAGGACTTTGGGGAAGCAAACAAGCGTTGATAGGAACGATCGTTTACATGGTTTGGATTTTTATGGGGCTTGATGAAGCTGAGTACAGAGCGAAAAAGCCAGCCGGGAGGGACTGACTAATGAAAAAAAGTTTAATGACTATAAACGAAAAACAATTGAAAGAAAATTTTAATGATCTCATCAAAGAATTTGTAAAAGAAACTGGAGAATTTCCTAATCAAATTCATCTAGTTGCGGAGGGACATAGCCAGTATCAAGCTGTGAAGTTTGAGATGAAGAAACAAATCTATTGAATTTAGTAATGCACCATCATAATAGGTTTGCTGTCAGGTAATATAACGGGTTAGTTATTTGGTTTGATAAAACGTAGTAGACAACCTAAAAGAAAAGCAATTATTAACGTATTTGAGGGGTCGTCTGAAGTAACATTTACAAAAATAGCAGATACCACAAGGCTTAATAAATCTGAAGCAATTTCCTCAGCATACCACATTTTATCTTTGTAGAAAGCAGGTGAATCTTGTTGTTTTTCAGATGGTTCATTAGTTATATCTTTGTTCTTGGCTGTATTTATTTCTTCAAAAAGCTTTATAGAGTCATCAAGGACTTTCCTTTGCTCATTAAGGATATCAAAAAACTTAGCCTCGAACTCATCAGATGGATTGGAAGTGTCTTTAAAAAGTAGATTTTTTGTACTAACTTCCGGTTCGGAAGCAAATGCTTTTTCTAATTCTTGGGTAGCGACACCTACTCTGAAGTCGTACTTAGACATGTCAACGACGAATTTTTCTGTAATTTTAGAGATATCAGAAAAATAAGGTTTTGGCATAGTAGCTGCCACTTTTTTAGCAATATTAAAACTTGGAGAGTCTAATTGTTTCTGTATTGCGAAAACAGAGGGAGGAATCATATTAGCAATAGATTTGTTACGTTTCTCAACAATTTGAATGAAAGGATCGTTGAGTGTTGCTCGCGAAGCTATAAGAGCATCTTGCCTTGCAATTAATTTTTTAGCTTGTTCTATCGCAGGCTGCATAGCGTTAACGACATCTAGAGAAGGAGCAATGGTTTCACCGATTAATTTTGAAGAAGCTATCAAGTCTTGAAAGTAAGGAGTATCTGAAATATCCAATTATATACACCACCATTTTTTACCTAAATTATATCAAAAGGAGAGAAGAAATAATGCAAGAATTAGTAATTTTGAAAAATAAAGAAGCTGTGACTACGAGCTTACAAGTCGCAGACAGCTTTGAAAAAGAACACAAAAATGTTTTGAGAGATATTGAAAAGTTAAAAGAAGATGTGCTCAATTTTGAGCAGATGTTTGTAGAAGGTAACGAACCAGATTCATATGACAGAAATCGACGAGTTTTCTTCATTAGTAGAGATGGTTTTTTCTTGTTGGCTATGGGTTTTACAGGAAAGAAAGCTATTTACTTCAAACAAAAATACATTGAAGCATTCAACGAAATGGAAGATGTTATTCGCAAGAATACTGTTCCTCAAACAATTGAAGATATGATGATCTACCAACTAGAAGAAATGAAAGATGTTAAAAAAGATGTCTCCATGCTTAAAGATACTATGCGAATTAGCGGACAACAAGAGTTTGAAATTAAGCAAAAAGGAAATATGAAAGTTATGGAAGTTTTAGGAGGTAAAGAAAGCCGAGCTTATGAAGAAATCAGCAAAAAAGTATTCTCAAAATTTTGGTCTGAATTTAAACGTACCTTTTCAATCCCAAGATATGGCGAGTTACCTCGTAAGAGATTCGATGATGCTGTTTCATTTATTGAAATGTGGTTACCAGAAACTGCGATCCGCATGGAAATCGATCAACTGAACAGACAACAAAGACTTTTCGGTGATGAAAATGAATAGAGCTGAAGCGCTAAGAATAGGGACGGTAATTGCTAATCGCTGGTGGAGACACAATAAACCAAGCATCCTAAGCCAACAACATATTGATAAGCAAAAAGCTTGGCAACAAATAAAAAAGTGACTCAGCCGGCAAGCATAGAGTCACAAAACAAAATATATCTAAGGAGAATTTTAGCATATGAATAAAGAACTTTCCACTTTAGATCAATATTTGACTGATTCTGAATGGGGCAAGTCGAATATCAAGGAAACAAATAATCGAAAAATCAGACGAAATCTTTTGACGAACGAAGAACTAGCATGTGATCAAGATGATTTGGGGAATTTTGTGAGTATTTGGGATCATGTCTATCTTATTCATCTATCGAAGCGGTCCAGAAAACCTGAATACATCTATGTCATCGAAGATGGCTTGACTGATGCATTAGAAGAGTACGAAAGGGATAACTTGATTGATATCTCTTATTACGGACCAGGTAAGAAATACATTGCTGAAATGGAGGCAGAATTTGATGAGTGAAGGAACGAAACGCAACGATAACAAATTATTCAATAGTCTGTACAAGATAACCGTCAATGATGTTGTTGAAAAAAGAAACAAACTAACTTATCTGTCCTGGGCATGGGCATGGGCAGAAGTCAGCAAAATCTGCGAAGAAGTAGACTACGAAATCTATCGTGATCCAGAAACGCATCGTCCATACCTCTTTGATGAAAAAACAGGCTATATGGTTTTTACCAGTATCACAGTCAACGGAGTAAAGCGTGACATGTGGTTACCAGTCATGGATGGTGCAAACAAGGCAATGAAAGATGAGCCATATACCTACGAAGTCAATGATTATCAGTGGAATAACGAAACGAAGAAAAAAGAAATTGTTGGAAAAATCGAAAAGCGAGTTGAAGCAGCAACTATGTTTGATATCAATAAAACAATCATGCGTTGTCTTGTAAAAAATCTAGCGATGTTTGGGCTAGGGCTATATATATTTGCTGGCGAAGATATGCCAGAAGATGTCTCAATGCTTGAACCAGCTAGCCAAAGAAGCAAAAAGCTATTCTTAGATGCTTTACAACTGGTTGCTAACAAGTACGAAAAATCGATTGATGAAGCAATTGTTGCATTGACTGATGCAGCTTCCATAACCGCTGATGACAGTAAATGGACCAAGAGAGACTTGGGCATTCTAAAACGAGGCGTTAATTGGCTTGAAGATCAGTACAGAGAAGAAACAAAAGAGAAGTGATATGAGTGTTTAAACCATTAATCGATTCATATTCAGCGGTTCTGAAAAAGTTCAAAGGGAAAGACATAGGCGCAACCATCAATGAGGAAGTGAACATTGATCGACTAAAGACGATGTATGACGGCTACGATGGTGATCGAGTCATTGAAATTCGTTTTATTGATCCTAGACGTTTCACCGTACAGCAACGAAACTTCATCTATGCGCTGATAGGCGATATTTTTATCGATACAGGCATGCCAACGGACTTCTGGAAGGAATTCTTCTACTTCCGTTTTGAAGGTGTCACAGGGCGCAAAATAAGCCTCAAAGATGAATCGAATACGACTGTGAGTGATGCTAATGTCTTAGCAAATATCATTTTAGATTTCATATTTGAACACCATATTCCTTTCAAAGAAGGCTATGAGATTTTACCAGCGAATCAAGAATATTACTTCTACAAATGCATCACAAAAAGAGTTTGTTGTATCTGTGGCAAAACAGGAGCTGATATCGATCACTTTGACAAAGCGCTAGGAAGACGAAAGCGCAAAGAAGTTGATCATTCAGAGTACACATTTGCAGCACTCTGCAGAATCCATCATACAGAGAAGCACAAGATAGGTGTGATCAATTTCAAAAATAAATATCAAATCAAAGGAATCAAGTTAAACCAGGAAACAATTAAAAAGTTAAGGATAGGAGGATAAATTTGGCTGAGATAAGTTGGATCAAACTTAAAACTACTATGTTTGACGATGAAAAAATACGATTAATCCAAGCTGTTCCTGAGTCGGATGCCATCATCGTTATATGGATTCGATTACTAGTCTTAGCAGGAAAGACTAACGACGATGGTCTGATATACATCCAGAGGAACATGCCTTATACCGAAGAAATGCTTGCTACATTGTTTGGCAAAAACGTAAATACGGTTCGCTTAGCACTAACCACATTGGCAAATTTCAACATGATTGATCTAGGCAGTGATGGACTAATTGCCATCAGTAATTGGGAAAAACATCAAAATATCGAGGGGATGGATAAAGTAAGGCTAAAAAATGCTGAAAGAAACCGTAAATACAGAGAAAGGAAGAGACAGGAACGTCTCAAATTGGAAAATGACGTTAGCGTGACGTCACGTGACGGTACAGATAAAGATATAGAAGAAGATAAAGATATAGATAAAGAAGAAAAGAAAGGTAAGTATTCTAACGAACACTTACGCCTTGCTAAAAAGTTGCAAAGTAATTTAACTGAAGATTTTCCAAAAGAAATGAATAAAGTAGATATCGAAAAATGGGCAGACACAATCAGGTTGATGGAAGAAAGAGATAAAGCATCTATAGAAGCGATTGAGTATGTGATCAATTGGCTACCTACAAATGAATTTTGGTTTGGAAATATTAGAAGTGCTAAGAAATTGAGAGAAAAATTTGAGAAGCTCAAATTCGAAATCAAAGCAGATAAGAAGAATCATAAAAAGCAAAGTCAAAAACTACAGTACAGCGATCCTAGTGAATATGACGACTTGCCAATTTAAAAAGGAGATGCATCACATGGAAAGCCTAGCAAATGCTATGGAGAAGCTAATAAGAAGAGTATTAGTGCAAAGCGGAAAATGTCCAGAATGTAGCGAACCTTTGTATAGTTGGCGAGCTAAAAATAAGGATGGTTCAGAACGTTGTAAACCAACATGCATGAGTTGTGGTTATAAAGCGTTACGTGTGAAAGAGGATATACAGACCGAAAGGATATATAACGACAGCTTAAAAGCACGAGCTTTGAGTTTTTTTCAAAATGGTTCGGTATTAACAGATAAAACTTTGTTTAAATGCAAAATGGAGAATTATCACGTAGTGGACCAAGAAACGAAAATTGCTTTAGAAAGAGCTAAAAGCTATGTAAATGATGTCCTACTGAACCATCCTGCACATTTCATTCTATCAGGGAAATCAGGAAGCGGAAAAAGCCACTTGTCAATGGCGACAGCTTGGGAAATACTTGAGCGCTCAAATTATGACAAGAAAATATTTTTTATAAGCTATCAAGAGTTATTAGAGCAAATAAAGTTTTCTTATAACAATGCTGAACTGAGAAAAGAAATTGAAGGATCGCTTATAGCCGATATTAAAACAACTGATTTGGTGGTTTTTGACGATATTGGAGCTGAATTAGGTAGTGGGGTATCAAATAGTAGGCAGTTTACAAACAATACGTTAAACACGCTCTTGGAAGCAAGACAGAACAAGGCAACGATCATCACAACAAACTTATCTGGTCCTGAACTAAGAGAAGCCTACGGTGAAAGAATTGTTTCTAGGATATTTAAGAATTCAGAAGGTTATGCGCTGAAATTCCAACAAACAGCAGACAAGCGCATAAAACCAGTGAAAGGTAGTATCGCATGAATAAATACCGTAATAAAAAAACTGTTCATCGAGGTATCAAGTTTGATTCTATCGCAGAAGCAGAGTATTACGATCTAGCCTTGTGGCAAGCTGAAGCGAATGGCTGGAAAGTAAAACTTCAGGAAAGATTTGAGCTGATGCCGAAATTTGAACTAGACGGAAGAAGTATCGCAAGATCGAGTATATTCCCGACTTCACATTTTATAAAAACGGCAAACTTGTCAAAGTAGTAGATGTTAAAGGAATGCAGACAAAAGACTTTAAGATCAAGGCAAAGTTGTTCAGTCATCAATATCAAGTGCCGTTGATATTAGCTAAAAAATATCGGAATACGTTCAAGGAAGAGCGTTTTTAAAGAGGTGGTCTATCATGACAACAGAAGAAGTGATTCAAATGCGTATTCGAAGCATTCAGCGTGAAATTGACGATCTGGAACGAACAAAGGCAGTGATGGTCAATGAAACGGCGAGGAAGGCAATTGCTTTGCACATTGATAATTTAAGAAGGGAAATTCGTAGATTGGAGGAATGAGTGTGGATAAGAAAGCAGCAATGAAACGAATCATCGAACTGACACATTCTGAGAATTGGCAAGAAGACAAAGAAATAGTTGCAGAAGTCCAAAAACTCGGCAAATCAATGTGGGCTGAAAAGCCTAAACGGAAAACGCCGAGAAAAATTGCAATCTGGCATGGTGATCGAATTCTAGTAACAGGTACCGCTGAACAGTTATCTGAAATTACTGGACTGAGCAAAAACATTATTTGGGATAGAGCTAGGAGCTTATGGATTGATTCAAAAGGACGACAATTTAGGTATGTGGAGGAGAAAAATGCTAGACATGAAAATCGAAGATTATCGAATTACCAGTGATTCTAGAAATATTGTCTTATCGAAGGTAAGACGAGACGAAGAAGGAAACATCCGCTACACAGAAGCAAAAGAAGAATCACGAGCAGATATCGGATACTTTCAAACGGTCTCATCGTGTTTGAAGGCGATACAACGCGATTACGTGTTAAGTGAAGAAAGAACGATAAAAAGTATTATCGAGTACAAAAAAGCGTTAGAAAACATCACTAGACAGTTTGAACAGGCATGTGAGATTGAGGAGGAGAAAAAATGGATCTCATTACACAATACAGTGATATCATCCTCAAGAAAATCATGATGAAGATTCAGAAAGACAAAAAATCAAAAGAACGAGCGGAATTAGTTAAGTTGGAAATGGCTGAAACAGGAGCAGGAGTGCGAAGTAGCAGGCATTGGAAAGCAGCAGCAAACATTGAATTTTATTACAACGAAATTCAAAAAGGGTTCGATCAGATGCGTGAGCTGGATCGGCAAACAAATTGGAGCAAGAAACTTCATCAAGATCGTTTCAAATTTGTAGAAAAGTATAGAGAGATACTAGACGAATATATGGAGGAACAGCGATGAATAAAAAAGAATTAATTGATAAACAGGAATTGATTGATGAATTAGCTAAATATGTAAAGAGTTATGAGAACGCTATGGATGAGCATGGTCAAGGAAGGTACGGCGCTTATGAAGTATCTTTAAAGTTGGTGAAAAGACTAAATGAATCAAAAATTACAGACGAATAAGCTTGGAATAAGGTAGCTGAGGCTTATCCTGAATCGGCACAAAGCTTGAGAAACACTTTAGATAATGCTGTATTTGGTAAGACTGGTGAACATCAGAAACCAGTTGTGCCTAAATTTGTAGCGGAGTGGATTGAGCAAGCAAAAAAAGAAAGACAGTCGCTTTATGAGGCCATGTACAATATTGAAAGCAGTACTTATTACCATAAATATGACAACGCCACATATCAATGGATGTTCGAAGGAGCGCTTCACGATGAACATCAAGAATTATTTGCAGAGGCGTATATGCACGGCTACGAGGTCGAGAAAGAGCCGTTGTATGAAGTTATTATTGGTGACTTATATCTTATCAAGAAATTTAATAACAGAAATGATTTCTATTTTGATACTAGCTGCTCGTTGTGTGCTTGGGAAAAATCTGCTTATCAGCTAACAGAAGCGGAAATAAAAGCAATTGATGAAAGATTCTGGCCATTTGCTGTGCCAGTGGAAGAGGAGTAGGAAGGATGAACGAAGGTGAATACTTTGAACAGTAGTCTATTAACGACAGAGATTTCCAACTGGAAAGGGGTGTAGTCATGGATGCATCGGAAGTAGTAAATAAAATTAATAGTCTCAAAGAGGTTTTCGGAGACGTCGAAGTAGTGATAAACGCACAAGGCTATGACAACGGATTTTTTAAGCAGATTACCGATATTAGCATTCAGCAAGGAATGGAAGACGAAGATGGAAACTTTATCGATGAAGTAGCCATTTTAGTGACTTGCGAGTAAGTAATTGACAGCTAAAGAGGAGGAAGCGGAATGAAATACGAAATACCACTAAGTGAAGCGGGCATTCAAGCAATTATCAATGGTCGGGAGGTTAACATAGAACTTCCTGATGGTACTGAATTAGTCATCAGACAAAGTTATTTGAAAGATAGGGCAGCTCCAGTATTAATTGATCGTTTTAACGTGACTGATTCTGTGGTAGAGAACCACTTAAAAGAATTTCGATCAAGTATAGACGACACTTTCAGATTAGGGAGTTGATTGACGATGAACAACAGACATCGCAGAGTAGCAAAACTAAGAAAACAGGAACTGAATGTAGCGAAAGTAAAGTTCGAACGGGAGTACGGTGTTTCTGCAGAAGAAGTAGTAAGACTTACTAGAAGTTTTATGAAGGATTTTGGTCAAATGGTAAGTGATATTGGAAAGGCTGTTACTTATCTTGGGGAAAATTTACAACGGAGCATGGAGGAAAAAGAATGAAACTAAAAGACGGATTTTACGCTAGTAGTCATGGTATCGGCGGTTTAATGCTAGATATGCCGACAAAGAACCCTAAAACACGTAAGAAACCAAAATTCAAAGTCGGTGACATGGTTCGCTGCGAAGCAGAAGGGTTCATATATCCGTTTCGTGGATATGTAGAGCATCTCTATAATCACTCAGCAATCATTCGTATTGAAAACACGATGAAATGTGACAAGTGGTTAGCGAAAAGTAAAGAGAATTTAGCAGTAGCGAGATTGGTGGATATGGAACTAATCAATGACAAATAAAAAAGCCGGATCGCTCCGACTAACATAATAAAACAGACAAGTTTATTATATCACATAAAAGGAGCGGTTTGACTTGATGCAATTGTTACGAGAGGTAGATTTCAAACAGACAAGATGTAATGCGAGAGATGTGCTGAAGAACTTTCGGCGTTTGGAGCGGATGGCAGGTCGCTCTTTGATAGATATTAAGTCGCCGATTATTACGGATATGCCGAAGGCACCGAAGCACGGTAATACGGCAGAAGACGCGATTATTCAGATGATGGATATAGAAGCAGAGAGAGATGCGATTTTAGCGGCTTTGATGGCATTGAGTATAAACAGTCGGCAAATACTTTACTATTGCTACTGCGTGCCTGAAAACTTCTCAAACTATAAGATAAGTCGTGAGGTTGGTTATTCAGAGAGAAGCATTCAACGGATGAAGTCAGAAGCACTGATTGAGTTCGCAGAAGCATATAAACATGGGGAAATAATTGCTTATAAATAATTTGGCGGTTTTTTGGCGGAATGATGGCGGTTTTTAGCCATTTATCAGTGATATTATGATAGTGTCGAAAGATTAGGAAACAGGACTTCGACAAAATAAAATGTAAGGGAGGAAATCTCCCTCATCGTTTAATTAAGCTTCGATAGACAGCAGTGAATACTAACAAGGATGTGAACTCAACTCTTGCAGAATTGTTCGTACACTGTTGTCTATTAATATTATTTCGAGGAGGCACATTATGGAAAATGGATTAGTTGCAGCATATGAGAATATGGATCGTGATCAATTGATCAGTGTAATCACTCAGCAAAAAATGGAAATTAATGAACTTGCTGCGGTTGGCAAAGCTTACAAGCAGCATTTGGAACAAGTAATTGAGTATCATTCAGTAGAAAAGTACAGATCAGTTATACAAAAAAATAGAGAAGCAGATGAAACTGCTCCTCAAGACAGCGATGGAAACACGTATCGTGGAAAATCAGTAGCAAATTACTAAAAAATATTTTCGTTGATCCAGTTCCATTGTTTTTTAGTTAGCCATCCGCTTTTATTGTTGACGACTTCGATGATAATCATACTATCGTTGCCGTCTAGGTGAGGTTTTAGCTTTTCTAGTATTTGTTGGGGAGTATAGTTTGATGTTATCAAAAATGCGGATTCTAAGTACTTACACCATGCGCTACTTAGGTCTCCTTTGATCAATTCAATGATTTTATCGTATTTTTGACCAGGAGTATTAAGATCGTAAGTTATCAAATATGGTTTTTTCATAAAGGTTCTCCTTTCTTCCTTATTTCAGCGGACCACTCGCTGATAACTAAAATTATACGCTTAGTATTTATTTTCACAATATTAATTTGTCACTGTGGCGGAAAGGGTAGACGCTTAAAAATAAGGTCAATACGTCGAGGGATAGCCTTAACGTTTTATGATTTGACCATGCAATGTTCGATTCATTGCCAGTGACTTAAGGAACCTACGGAAACAATTCATCTTATCGGATGCCGATGAATTGGCTGACTAGTCGGGATGCCACTAGCAGTTAAAAGGCATAAAATACTAGCGCAGACGTGCGCCACTCTCAGGTGTAGGTTAGGAGAGAAACATTAGTTGGGGTTATTAGGAATACGATAGCCTGCTTGCGACAAAGCTTTGTACTGTCGCGTTGGTCATGAACAGAGACGGTATTCTGTTTCAGTATTCGTTAGCAACCGAGGGATGTGGCAGTGGTGAGGTGCAGGAAGTATTAGACTTGCCTGTGTGTAGGTTGCTAGTACATAGTTGGTTAGGTTAGATTGAGTTTTGGGATTTGGTACAAATGAATCGTCAAATGACTCAAGCACAGGATCGGAAACGTCCCTGCCTGTGCATTACATATTAGATCACTCTTTGAGTGGTCTTTTTATTTTGCACAAAGGAGGTAACAACAATGTATAGACCGCAATACTTAGAACAGAAGTATGAAGTAATAACTGTGCAAAATGGTAACGGTGAGATAGTACGAAAGTATAGAAGACCAATAAAGAGCGATACATATAAACGAAAGGAAAGCGATGAAGTTATTCCATTGTATGGCAAAAGAATAGCTAAGCATTAAATAAGATTGCGAAAGGAGACGGAGCATGACCGAGGAATTCTATAGATGGCTATTACAGTTGATAAGAGAAGATCGTTTGGTTAAGTTCTACCAGTCTCCTAAATGGCGAAGGTTTAGGGAGAAAGCGATGAAACGAGATCACTATGAATGCCAAGAGTGTAGAAGACTAGGTAAGTATCATAGAGTAGAGAACGTTCATCATATAAAGGAAGTCAAGGATAGACCTGACTTAGCTTTAGATTTAGATAATCTTATTTGTTTATGTGTTGAACATCATAATGAAGTTCATGGAAGATATCTTACAGCGTTAGATAAACAAGAGAAGAAGATAGAAAGCTTTGCTAACTTCGACGCAAGTGAAAGGTGGTAAGTGCATGATCATCAATGACAATGGCAGAGAGTATGATACAGAAAAGATTGAAGAGTATTCATCTTATACACAAGGATTAATTAAACGTTTGATATACGTTCGCTATGTAGGCATCAGGGATCTGTTATCAGATAACTGTTGTAGCAAATACAAGGTGAATCAAGTAAGAAAAGCGTTGAATAAAGATAATAACGTTGAAAGAATAAAAAATGTTTTTGGATATGGCATTGAAGAGATTAATTATTACATTGACTTCGCTGAAGCTTTCATTCCGATGGTGAGATAACCCCCCCTTAAAATAAATCGCAATTTTTTTGGGGGTGATGAAACGGAGGGGGCTATCAGGAAAAGAGATTTTTTCGAACTTTATCATGAAAGGAGGGCTAAAATGTTTAAAAACGAATTGTCTCAAAATCGCTACAGAGAAAAATTACGCCGCTCTTTAATAAGCCAATTGGAAAGTCAGAAAACAAATATTGAGCCATTTTTAGATAATGTTGATCGTTATATCAGTTTATGGGAAACGGCGATATCACTGGAAGAAGATATATCCGAGAACGGTATTAGATTGGAGAATGGTAAAAAGAATGAATCAGTAGCGTTGCTTGTTTCTGTCAACAAACAAATGGGATTGATGTTGGATAAACTTGCCATTACTCCTGAATTGGTAGGTGAAGCAAATGAATCAATTCCTGAGTTATAAGCATATTGAAAATTGGTTCAAAGCTATAGAAGAAGGCACTATCAAGGTATGCAAAGAGCAATTATTGCTAAAAAAGTATCTAGAAGAAAGAGTCTTTACTAGAGAAGATATTTACTTCGATAAGCAAATGGTAGAGGATTCAATCAATATACCAGCACAATACTTTCCATTTGAATTAATTCCGTGGGAAAAATTTCTACAATGTTTTATTTATGGAGTCCGATGGAAAAAAGATAAAACGCTTGTGTTCAATAGATATCTTTCATTAATGGGACGTGGTAATGGTAAAACTGGTTTTGCTTCTTGGAACAATTTTTTCTTGCTGACTGCAAAACACGGTATTAAAAATTATGATATTGATATCTATGCCAATAATGAAAGCCAAGCAAAGACTAGTTTTGATGATGTATTTAAAGTAATTAAAGATCATCCTGATTTAGATAAAAAAGTATTTAAAGCTACGAAGGAAGTTATTCAAAATATCGCTACAAATAGCAAGCTTCGTTATAACACGGCAAACGCTAGAACGAAAGATGGTAAACGACCAGGAGCAAACCGCTTTGATGAAATTCACGAAAATGAAGATTATTCAATGATAAATGTAGCTACTTCTGGTGGTGGTAAAATTCGAGATTATAGAGAATTTTATGATACAACTAATGGTCACGTTCGAGGTGGACCACTTGATGACATTATAGAAGAATCAAAAATGATTCTTTCTGGAGAACTTGGAATTGATAAGGATGGAGCAGAATTTTCTAGTTTGTTTCCATTTATTTGTCGCTTGGATAATGATAATGAAGTTGATGATCCTGACATGTGGGAAAAAGCTTGTCCAACTATTAATTACAATGCAGATCTAAAACGGAAAATGTTTCAAGAATACTCTCAAATGCAACGTAATGCTGGTTTAAGACTTACGTTCATGACGAAACGAATGAACAGACCAATGGAAGATACACGATTTGCTGTAGCTTCATATGATGATGTTCTTCATACAAAAGAAAAAGAATTCCCTGAAAAAATGGATGAAGTGATAGGAACAGTCGATTTTGCTGATAGACGAGATTTTGCCAGCGTTGGGTTGCTAGGAAAATATGATAAAGATGTTTATTTTACACAACATACTTTTATCCACGAATCAGCCCTTCGATTACAAAACATCAAACGAGAGGTTATAGATATTTCTATAGATCAAGGAAAATCACAGATCGTTCATGGAAAAAATATAGAAGCTGATTATATTGTAGGTTGGTTTCTTGAAATGAGTAATAAATATTATATTAAAAAAATCGCTATGGATATGTACCGTGCAAAAATATTGAAGCCCGCTTTAGAAGAAGCAGGTTTTACTGTGGAAATTGTTCGAAGCGGATCTGTTACACATGGTATGTTAAAAGATCTGGTTGATGACCTTTTTATTAATCAACGTTTATTTTTTGGTGACGATGCGATTATGCGTTGGTATTGCATGAATGTATATGAAGAGCATATTTCTAATGGAAATATACGCTATGAAAAAATAGAACCTGAAACTAGAAAAACGGATGGCTTTTTTTCATTCCTTCATGGTTTGAATTTTTTAGATGATATTTATGATTCTGCTCCTGTAACAGTCACAAATAGCTCAGTAGAAAATACAGGAACTGGATTTACTCCTCTAGTATTCTAACTTGAAAGGAGGTGAGAAAGTGGGGATTTTTCAAAAGGCGGTAGGATACTTCACAAAAAAAGCAACGGTTCCTTTAGAAGAATACTTTTGTAAATTGCAAGTTGATTTTGTGTATCGAAAATTTGCAATTGAAACTTGTATTGATTTGATTGCAAATGCGATGAGCAAAGCGGAATTCAAGTCATATGAAGATGGAAAAAATAAAAAGAATGATCTTTACTATAGGCTGAATGTAGCTCCTAATAAGAAAAATAATGCAACAGAATTTAGAAAAAAACTGATTAGGAGATTGATATTCTACAATGAAGTATTGATCGTTTCTCCATCTAATAATTCTAGCGAAATATTTATTGCGGATAGTTGGGATGTCACAGAATATGCATTGAAAGATGATGTGTTTTCTCAAGTGCAAATTAACAACATAGTCCTTGATAGAGAATTTCTAGAAAGTGATGTTATCTATATAAAATACGCAGATCAACAAATTAGGCAACTAGTTGATGCGTATTATCAAGCGTATGGGAAACTCATTTCTAGTGCTATGAATGTTTACAAGCGTTCTAACGCTCGTAGATACGTACTGAAAGGGAATTTATTCCGATCGCAAGACAATACAACCCAAGATCAAATCAATAAAATGATGACATCACAATTTAAGGCTTTTATGGAAGCTGATAATGCAGGTGCGGTATTTCAATTACAAAATGAGTACACATTAGAAGATTTCAGCGGAAACTTTCAAAGCAATTCAAGAGATATAAAAAACTTAATAGACGACATCTTTGAGATGACAGCAGCAGCGTTTCACGTTCCGAAAAACCTACTAAAGGGAGACATGAGTGGGTTATCGGATCAAGTGGACGCTTTTTTAATGTTCGAAATCATTCCAATTGCTGAACTTATTCAGGATGCGTTTAACGCTAGTCTCTATGAAGCAGAAGAATACTTGTCAGGGAATTTTGTGCGTGTTGATACAACTATGATCAAGATTACTAGCTTCAAAGATTTGGTTGACGCTATTGATGTAGGCATTAGAAATGGGGTATTTACAATCAACGAAGGAAGAGAACGCGTTGGAAATGATCGCTCTGATAAGGCGATGGCAGATGAAATATTTATAACTAAAAACAACCAACAAGTATCGAAAGGAGGTGAGGCGAATGACGACAATGAAAACATTTCTAGCAGTGAAGAATGAAGGCACAGTACCGCAAATTTTTATTCAGGGATTTATTGGTTCTAGTTGGTTCTTTGAAGGGAATACTGACAAGGGAATCAAAAATATTTTGGATAGTCTAGGTGATCAAGAAGAAATTGAAGTAGTAATTAATTCAAACGGTGGAGACGTATTTCAAGGGATTGCTATTGGGAACTTACTTAAGTCAAATAAAGCAAAAGTTAACGTTGTGATTAACGGATTAGCCGCTAGTGCTGCTTCAATTATCGCAATGGCTGGCGATACTGTAAAAATTTACAACAATGCGCAATTGATGATTCACCGCGCTTCCACATATGGAGAAGGTAATGTTGATGACTTCCGCACGATTGCTGACCAACTGGAATCAATTGATAAATCAGTAAAGGCTTCATATAAAACACGATTCAATGGCACAGATGAAGCATTGCAAGAACTTCTTGAAAAAGAATCGTTTATGGATGCAGAAACAGCTTTGAGTTATGGATTGGTCGATGAAATTATCGATGCAGAAAATAGCTCAGGTACTGAAGCTAAAAAAGAACAAAGCGTTGAAGAAATTTTGAATGAAGTTGAAGAAAAAAGAGCAGAAAAAATTGCTGCATTTACAGCAGCATTAAATAAAACATTTGGACAAGGAGATGCAAAATAATGACAGTTAAAAATTTAAAAGGTGTAACAGCTGCAAGCGACCAATTGATGAAGGCTTTTAAAGATGGTAACGAAGAATCTTTTAGTGCAGCTATGGTAAGTTTATCTAAGGAAATTCAGGATAAAATTTTAGAAGAAGCAACAGCAAAAAATCAAGATCAATTAGTATTAATGAATCGTGGTCAGCGTGTGTTAACTACGCAAGAAACAAAATTCTATAACGAAGTGGTGAATAACGAAGGTTTTGCAGGGGTTGAAGAATTAGTACCAGCTACTGTATTTGAACGCGTATTTGAAGATCTAGAACAATCTCATCCACTATTGCAAAAAATTACTTTTGTTAACACAACTGGTGTAACAGAATGGATTGTGTCACGTGGAGTCAATCCAGCATGGTGGGGTAAACTGTGCGAAGCTGTTAAAAGAGTTTTAGATAATGGCTTTGACGTAATTAACATGAAGCAGTTCAAGCTATCAGGTTATATCCCTGTATGTAAGGCAATGCTTGACTTAGGTCCAGTATGGTTAGATCGTTATGTTCGTACTGTTTTAGTTGAATCGTTGAGAATTGCATTAGAACAAGCAATTGTTGATGGTACTGGTAAAGATATGCCAGTTGGAATGATGCGTGACATGAGCAAACAAACTAGCGGAGAATATGCTGAAAAAACAGCAGAACCTATTACAGCTTTAGATGCTGCAACTATGGGCGATTTGATGGCACGACTATCAAAATTCAATATCGAAGGCGTAGATGATCCGATTTATCGTAATGTAAATCCTTCTGATGTGGTCCTAATTGTGAATCCAACAGATTACTGGTCTAAAGTTTTCCCAGCTAAAACTGTACTAACTGCTAATGGAGAATATGTACAAGTATTGCCAGTACCAGTTTCAGACTTGCAGTCAACTGCTGTGCCAGAAGGAAAAGCAGTTATTGGGGTAGCTTCAGATTACTTCATGGGTGTAGGATCTACGCTAAAAATTGAAGCTTCAGATGAATACCATTTTGTTGAAGACGAACGCATTTATCTAGCTAAACAATATGCAAACGGACAACCTAAACGTAATGATAGTTTCATTGTATTAGATATTAGCGCTTTGGGAACTACTACTACAACTACAAAACCAACAACCACAACAACTACAACACAAGCGTAGGTGATCATAATGAAGTATATTCTTTGTCAGCCGGCAATCAATCGGTTTAAATGGGAGCTTGAAGTTTGTTTAACTAATCTGAAGAAACTAGGAATCAAAGACATCATATTGCTTTTCAGCAGACACGATGATCAGATTCCTATTTTTTTTGAGAAGGAATATGGCGTTGAAGTTCATGTGTACGATGATCTGCGGGACGACAAAGAGTATATTCCTTCGATTAAACCATATTTATGGTGGAAATATTTAGAAGAAGATCATTCGCGTGAGGACGACCGATATTTCTATATCGATTCGGATGTCATTTTCAATAAAAGAATTAATTTGCGCAAATTGCCTTCTAAAGATGATGTTTGGTATTGTAGCGACTGCTGTAGTTATCTAAGTCTTGATTATATTAGAAGCTGTGAAAACGGAGAAAATATTCTAAAAGATATGGCAAATATTGTAAATGTTACAGTAGAATCTTTGGAAACTATAAACACTAATTCAGGAGGCGCACAGTGGGTTATTAACCGTCCTAAAGCTAATTATTGGGAAAAGGTTTATCTGGATTCTAATCGGCTATATCGCTATCTTAGAGGGCAAAAAACAAATGTACAGATTTGGACAGCCGAGATGTGGGCACAGCTTTGGAACATGATGTATTTCAATATTGGTCCTAAAGTTCACGAGGAATTAAACTTTTGTTTTGCTACTGATCCAATAGAAAAATTTAAAGAAGTAAAAATCTTGCATAACGCTGGAGTAACAACAAATGATGAAGATTTATTTTTCAAAGGGAGATACGTGACTTCCACGCCTTTTGATGAAGATTTATCATTTGTAAACAAGAAAAAATGCTCTTACGCATATGCTAAAGCAATTAAGGCGGTGGTTAGATGACGCCTGAACAAGTGACTGAAGAATTGCTAACAGCTGTGAAGGATAATATTTACGTTACCTGGAATGAAGAAGATGAGTCAATTAAAAAGATGATAGCTAAAAATGCCGTTTATCTTCAAAGTAAAGTGAGTACAACTCTTTCTTTTTCTCCTGAAAGCTTAGAATACGGATTGCTAATCGAAAGATGTAGATACGACTGGAATCGTGCTTTAGATGAGTTTGAACAAAATTTCGCTAGTGAGTTATTAGGTTTCATTCAACATTATGCGCTACAAGAATATATTGCAGGTGATGGGAATGGCGAATAATCGTAGACTCGAAGAAACGTTCAACGATGGATGGTTAAAGATTTTGACGCAAACCACAAAAAGAAATGAATTAGGAAAAAAGATTGGTGTAGAAGATACAGAAATCACTTCTTTAAAATTTAGAAATCTTTCCATGAGAGATAGCGATATAACAGCTATGGATGCGATGGGATCGAAATTAACTAAGAAAGTAAAGACACCATTTCATCCAATCGCCAAGAAATTTAATAAAGATCAATATTTTATCGTAATCAATAGTATGCGTTACAACGTTATCTATGCCGATTACGATAATTTTTATATCTATTTTTATCTTGAAAGTGTGGGTGAATATGGTGATTGATAATTCTAAAGAAAAAGAACGTTTAAATAAGCAAATTTCTGCTATCAAAACTTCCTTAGAAGAACATTTTAAGCTAAAACTCTTTCAAGACTCTGTTGGCGAGGATGAGCTACCTGATGATTTTAATTACTTCATTCTCGAAACAGGAGAAATAGAAATGATCACTGAACCAAAATATAGCGTGGGTCAAAATCTATATCTAACTTTCTATTCAGAAAATAGAGAAGATTTAACAGGAGATTCACTAGATATTATTTCATTGATTCAAAATCGTTCGATTCGTTTTCAGAGAATGGATCCTAACCATTTAAAACTAGAAAATCAAGATCGCTATATCGATCAATTGGTATTTACGTTTAGACGATTATTGAAGAGTGATTGTCATGGCTAAAAATAGTTGGGAGCTAAAAATAAATGGACATGATGAACTTCTTGTGCGGATGGAACGCTATTCAAGCGAGAGCGAACGACTGATTAACGAAGCATTGAAATCAAAAGGTTCAGATATTGCAGTGGATAGGATTACGGAAAAAATTCCTGTTTCTGAAGCAGATTTAAGAAGAGGACACCAACACGCAAAAAATAGTCGTCCACTTAAGACTCAATATATTAATTTGGGTTTCATCATTAGACCTACAAGAAAATTTGAGTATTTAAAATATCCTGATTTGGGGATAGGTACTTCTAAAAGAAATCAGCCAGACGAATTTATGAGAAGAGGATTAGGTCTTGCACTTGATCCAATTACAGAACTTCTGATTCGTCAATTCGATAAATTAAATAAATAGGGGGAACAACAATGGCTAAAACAACAACTGTAGTAACAACGTTCGATAACGTGAGTATCAAACGAATTGCTTTTAATTTTAAGAACGCAGAAAATGCAATCGCAACAGATTGTAACGGACAATTAGATGGCGAAACAGAAATGCAAACGGTGGTTAAAAAATGTGGAGCGACAGAAGTAAAATCAAAATCTAAACCAATCAATATGACGGTAACAATTACTGCACATGTACCGATGGAAGTTTATCGACGTTTCAATGGGCTGAAACAAGATGAACGTATTAAACCAGGCATTTACTCTTACGGTCCTGATTCCGTAGGCGAAGATTTCTCACTTGCTGCAGAGATCGTGGATGACTTCGAAGAAAATAGCAAGTTAGTTGGTATGTTAGCATGCACTTCGAATACAGGATTAACATTCTCTATTGAAAATGGAGCGGATGAAGTAGCTGCGTTAGAACTAGAAACAAAAGTTATGCAAGATGAATTTGGTAAATTCTATCATGAAGCAATTGTTGCAGAACTTGAAGAAGACTTAACAGATCAATGGATGACAAATCTATCTGCTGATGTGATTAAAAAGAGTTCAACAACCACTACTACAACGACACAAGCTTAAACATAAAACGGAGGTAGCAAAATGAACGAAGATTACTCAAAAATTGAACTAAACGATGGAACAATTTTGAATTTAGAACCTAAACTGAATATCAAGAAATTATTGATGATCAATAGAGATTTTAACACAGACGAGTTTGCAAAAATGACTGTGGGAAAAGGATCCATGGATATTTCTGTTATTCAAGGTGCAAAGGCTGTGTATATTGCTTACCGCCAAGCGAACATGACTGATTATATTTCATTCGATGAATTTATCGATAAATGGGATTTTGACATGGCTACTGCCAGCTATATTTATCAATTGATGATGTTCAAACAAGCACGCGATGCTTATCAAAAAGAATTTGAAAAAGCAAATAAGGAAAAAAAGCTTCAAAAGTAAAAATGCCAAAGCTCTTAGTTGAAACGTGGGTCGATGTCTATTCGATGTTGACCGACGTTTTTTCTATGCCTTCAGATTTAGTTTTAAGCGATATCTGTTTAGATGACATTTTACAAATGGCTTACAACAAGAGCGCTTATGAAGGATGGAAGAACTACGCAATAAATCAATCCCAAAAAAATTAAAGAAAGGAGGTAAAAAATGGCTAAAAAGAGAACAGAAGCAGAAGTAACTTTCATAGCTAACGATGACGGATTGAAATCTACGTTAAAAGAAATCAGCGCTGAATTAACTAAAAATAGAGCAGAATTAAAACTAGAACAAGCTCAATTACAACAGACTGGTTCTGAATCAGACAAGTTAGGAAGTAAATTATCTTCTTTAGAGAAGCAGTATGAATTACAAAGTCAAAAAGTTGAAGTAACTAGCCAACGTTTAGCCAATGCGAAAAAATATTATGGAGAAAATTCCACCGAAGTTCAGAAACTTGAAAGAGAACTGATTAATCAACAAACAGCGCAACAACGTTTGTCAAACGAAATTGATAAAACGAGTAATGCACTAGCTCAAGCAAAAGGCGAAATACAGACGTACGAGTCTACAATGCAACAGTTGGATAGTGAACAAAAAAATGTTCAAGCTAGTGCTTCTCTGATTGAATCCGAATACAAAAAATGGCAAGCAACTGCTGGTCAATCAGCTTCTGAAGCCGAGAAATTAGCGAAAGCCCAAGAATATGTTTCTCAACAATCTGAAAATGCGGAGAAAACGATAGATATCCTAAGACGACAGTTAGAAGCTACACAGTCTGAATTTGGCGCTACATCCACAGAAGCAATGCAGATGGAAGCGAAGCTTAATGATGCTGAACGTGAATTTGAAGAGTTAGGACAAGCTGCTAAAAATGTAGATACAACTAACTTGGACGATATCGGAAGCAAAATAGATATGAATAATTTAATGGAAGCTTCTGACGTTTTAAGCGACATTGGCGATAAGCTTACAGAATTAGGGAAACAAGCAGTGGACTCTGCTAACAGTGTAGGTAGTTCCCAGAGTAAGATACAAGCTAATTTTGGTTTGTCTAAACAAGAGGCTGAAGAATTAACGAATGTAGCCAGAGACATTTATTATAAAGGTTTTGGAGAATCGTTAGATCAGTCCACAGATGCATTGATTTTGGTAAAGCGTAATTTAGGCGATTTAAATAATCAAGATTTACAAAATATCACGGAACAAGCTATGGTCCTAGAAAACACCATGGGCGCTGATATGGATGAAACGTTACGTGGTGTAAATGGCTTAATGGTCAATTTCGGCTTGAGTGCTCAAGATGCAATGGATTTAATGGTTTCGGGTACTCAAAACGGTTTAGATAAAACGCACGAATTAGGCGACAATATGGCAGAATATAGCCAATTATGGAGTCAAATGGGATATTCAGCTGATGAAACGTTCGGAATGCTTCAAAATGGTTTAGATGCGGGTGCTTATAACCTTGATAAAGTCAATGACTTAGTTAAGGAAATGGGAATATCGTTAACAGATGGTCGATTTGAGCAAAACATGGATATGTTTAGTGAAAGTACTAGAAAAGCTTTTGAAGAGTGGAAAAATGGCGGAGGAACACAAAAAGACGTTATTAATTCCATGATTCAAGATTTTAGCAATATGGATGGTCAATACGACCAATTAAATAAAGCTTCGACAATTTGGTCTGCGCTTGGCGAAGATAATGCGATGAAAGTTGTCCAATCTTTAACTGATGTTAACCATACATTTGATGATGTTAGTGGATCTGCACAAAAAATGAATGAAGATTCTACTACTCCGTTGCAAGAGTTGAACGGGAAAATAGCTGAATTAAAGGATTCATTAGCTCCTATAGGCAACACAATCATAGATGCACTCGAACCAGTAATTGATTTTCTAGGAAAGATGGCTGATGCGTTTAATAATCTTCCACAACCAGTACAGGATTATGCCGTAGCAATTGGCGGATTGACTGCTGCATTTACTTTATTAATGCCAATAATAGTTGGCTTCATGGCTCTAGGTGGTCCTACTACATTAATAATAGGAGCAGTTATTACTGCTATTGCTGGAGTTATAGCAATTATAAAAAACTGGGGTGCAATTACTGACTGGTTTAAGGGAATATGGAGTAAATTCACTGATTGGTTGGGTGGTACTTGGGAAAGTATAAAAGAAGGTGCCTCATCAGTTTGGGATGGAGTTAAAGAAACCTGGTCTGGATTTGTAGATTGGGTTCAAGATATTTGGCAAGGAGTTTCTGATTGGTTTGGAGAGCTATGGAGCGGATTAGTTGAAGGAGCTTCCAACATCTGGCAAGGAGTCCAAGAAAATTGGCAAACATTCGTTGATTGGGTTTCAAATATTTGGAACGGAGTCAAAGAAGTATGGTCGATTATTTGGGCAGACATTGTAGGAATTGTTCAAATACCATGGACATTAATAACGTCATTGATTCAAGCTGGTATTAATATTATCGTGGGTATTTTTGATGTAGCTGGACAGTTATTAGGCGCAGCTTGGCAAGCTGTTTGGACACCTATTTCTGATTTCCTTAAAAATACTTGGGATACTATGACACAATGGATAAGCATCGCTTGGAACGGAATTGTAACTACATTCCATACTATATTTGATCCAGTAGTGGCATGGTGGAATGGTATATGGACATCTATTAGTACTACGGCTTCAAATATTTGGAATTCAATTAGTGCAACAGCTTCTAGTATTTGGAACAGTATCAAGAATACAATCACTAGCTTGGTACAAGCAGCTGCTACAGTAATTCAAAATATTTGGTCAACTGTATCTAGTTGGTTAGGTGGAATTTGGAATTCAATCAGCTCTACAGCATCAAATATCTGGAATAGTGTGACTAGTAGTATAAGCAATGCTATAAACGCAGCTAAAAGTGCCATTCAAAGTGTTTGGAATAGTATATCTTCGTGGATCAGCGGAATTTGGAACGGTATCAAAAACACTGCTTTGAATCTTTGGAATGGAATTACAAGCACTATTAGCTCCAAAGTAAACGATGGAAAAAATGCAATTTCAAGCGGTTGGTCCAATCTAACAGGTATTGTTTCCGACATATTCAATAATGTTAAAAGTACAATTGCTAACATTTGGGAAGGTATCAAAAAGACTGTTAGCGCTCCGATTGATTGGATTAGAGATAAAATCAGTGGCATCTTTGATAATCTGAATATTTCGATACCACATATTCCGTTACCACATTTTAAATTGAGTGGGGAATTCAATCCATTGAAGGGAAAAATCCCAACGTTGGGTGTTGATTGGTATGCGAAAGGTAGTGTGTTTAATTCTCCGAATATTATCGGTGTCGGTGAAGCAGGACCTGAAGCAGTTTTACCTTTGAAAAGATCTGTGCTGCAAGAAATTGGTGATCGTATCTTGAGTAGCACATCAGTTTCATCTAGGGCACAAACGATTCAACCTGTGAACAACTACGAATTCAATTTCACAATTGATGGTAACGCAGATGAAGTTACTATGAAGCAAACAACTCAACAAATCATTGATAGCATTACAAAAGTTCAAAATGATAATGCTTCGGCATGGCGTTAAACAGGAGAGTATTTCTCCTGTTTTTTTAGTATTAAAAAGGATGTGAAAAAATGACTGATTGTATACATTCTATAATCGATGGATTTCCTGATTATTTGCATAAATTGGCTTTAGCGGAAAGACCAACCATACCTTCTCCAAAAAGGCAGAGAGTTGAGACTTCTGTTTTAGGAAGGTTAGGTGGCTTAGTACAAGATTACTCGTTTGAAGACATGTCGTTTACATTGCACTATAACTATTTAGAGGATGTGGAAGACCATCAAGCGTTCAAGCAATCGTTTTATATCATGCGTCATTGGTTAAACTATGCAAAGAAATTAGAATTCTCTGACGATCCCAACGTCTATTACGTTATCCAGACTATCGATATTGGGGATGCAGAAAACGATATTGTTGAATGGGGAGAGTTCGATGTAAATATTACTGCGAAACCATTCGCAAGAGTTCAAGAAGATGTACCTATAACCGTAGATAAACCACAGTCATTTAACTTGCTGAATAATAGTTTAGAAGAAAGTTTTCCAAAGATTATCATCACTCCTTCAGCTACTTCATGCCAGTTCATCTTAAATGATTATGTGTTTAGTTTTGAAGGCTTAGTAGTAGGAACTGACGTAGTCATTGATAGTGATTTGATGCTTTGCTACGAAGAGCAATCGGACGGAGATATTTTAGATCGGTCCAACAAAATGAAGACCATGCAATATCCGACATTGCAAGTGGATATTAATTATTTTAATTGTACTGGTTTGAGCAAAATACAAATTTATCGTAATGGGTTAAGGTAGGTGAAATAGATGATCGATAATTTAATAACTATTTACGATAAAAACGACGCGAATAATTTAGCTGAACATTTATATGATACGCAAGGTTTAGGCGCTTTGTCAGACTGGTTAACAGCTACTGTTAGCAATAAATTAAACGGAGCCGAGATATTTCAGGGTACTTATCCAATAAGCGGAACTAATGCAGACTTGATTATAGAAGGACGTATTATTCAGTGCTATGTAGATGAAAATCGAGCAAAGCAACGTTTACGGATTTATTATGCAAAGACTTCCGTAATAGGAAATACGATAGAAGTAAAAGCTGAACCTATTTTCAATGATATAAGAAAATCGGTGTTGAATAAATATGACAGCGGAACAGAAAAGATCACTGCTACTCAGGCATGGCAAAACGCAAAAGCTTTAGCGAAACCAGTTATTCCTTCGCAGTTTTCTTTCACATCATTAGTAGATACGCTTGCTAATGTGAAGATAGAAAAAGCGAATTTTTTAGAATTCTTTGGTGGAAAAGAGGGGTCTATTCTAGATCGATTTCATGGGGAATTTCTTAAAGATAATAACACATTACGTCATGAAAAAAGGCTAGGTACGGATCATAAAATCAAAGCGATTTATACTAAAAACTTAACTGGTCTCGACTTAGAGATAGATGCTCAAAGTGTTTTAGTTGGAGTTTATCCATTCATTAGCAGTTCGTCAGAAGGAGAAGATGAGATCACTCTACCAGAAGAAGTTATTTTCACGGATTACGTGGATGATTATCCTGCTGGATATGTTTCTTTTGTTGATTTTAAAGACAAAGCGACTGATGTAGCCTCATTAAGGGAAGCTGCTAAAGACTGGTTGAAAACAAACATAGATAAACAAAAACCACAAGTGAGTGGTTCGATTGAATTAGTACCATTGAGACATCAAAGAGGTTATGAAAAATTTGTTGATCTGGAAAAAGTTTCGATGGGTGACGGAGTAGATGTGCATCATCCACAGTTAAAAGTGAATATGTCAGCAAGAATTGTGGAATATACGTTTAATGTTTTAACTAACTCATACGATAAATTAGTTGTAGGAAACGTCAAAACAAACTTCTTAGAAAATACAGAGAATAATATAAGTAATTTGATTAATGATGCCATTGATCAATTGAAAAATGGCGGCGAAATCAGCGATTTAATCAATGATATTGTAGATCATCAAACTGATATGATTACTGGTCAAAATGGTGGTTATGTTTTATTAGATCCTAAAGAAGCGCCTAGTCGTATTTTGATTATGGACACGCCAGATAAGAATACCGCACGGAATGTTTTGCAAATCAACAACGCTGGTATTGGTTTTTCTAAAACTGGTATTAACGGAACATATGAAACAGCATGGACGTTAGACGGCGTGTTTAACGCTAGTTTTATTACGTCTGGTGTATTAAAGGCTATTAATATTGAAGGGGTAACGATTAAAGGTTCTACAATTACAGGGGGTACAATAACCAGTCAAGGTACAGATTTTACTACAGAAATCAAAAATGGGGATATTTCTTGGAAAAGAAACAGTGATGGGGTTGTATATTTTAAACAAAAACCAGAAAACTTTACCAGCGGAAGTACAACAACGTCAAATATCAGATTCCAATTATTAGATAAAGCACAAGGGTTTACCGTTAGTAAGGGTGATGCAAGATTTCCAGCGTATTTACTTAGTTTTAATGATGGTACATTTGGTGTTAATACGTCTACATCATTTGATTTGATGGCAGGTAGCAGAAATGATGGTACTGGTGTACCATCGAACATGGCAAATGTTAATGGTTACCATAGTATTGGGGTAGAGTTATCTCACAAGTATAATGGTAAGTTAACGATAGCTAACGTTCGATCTACTGGTTTTAGTGTTACTGGTGGTACTAAAAATGCCAGTGTCTCTACAGAACATTATGGTCAAAGACTATTAAATGCCTATGAAACACCAGAAAATTATTTTGCCGATTATGGGGAAGCTGTAGTAGGAAAAGACTGCATTGTTAATGTGCCAATTGACCCTATTTATGCAGAAACAGTTACGCTTTGTTTGTATCATGTATTCTTAACACCTAATAAATTATGTCAATTCGCGGTAACAGAAACTACACCAGAGTATTTTGTAATTGAAACTGATACACCTAATGTATTATTTTCTTGGAATTTAGTAGCACACAGAAAAGGTTTTGAGCATCAACGTCTAGAACTTGATGACCATGATTATAATGTGCACGAATACGACCAAAATGAATTTTAGCAAGGAGGTATATAAATGGCTAGCAGTTTATATAATTTGGCTTTAGATTTCAGCAAAGAATTAAACTACACCAAAGCTATCATGGCTCGTCAAGGTGATAAAGGGATCACGGTGACTGTTAAACCATTTTTAAATGGCTTGCAGATGGATACGAGTGGCGGAATATTTACTTTAAAAGGAACAACACCATCTAACCGTTATGTAGATAGTGTTGCAACTAGTGTAACTAGTGAAGAAGTCACATTTTCTCTTGATGGCACATTTATGAGTGAAACAGGGTATTATAAACACTGCTATGTAGAATATAGAAAAGACAATCAAATTTTAACAACGCAAGATATCATTTTTTTCTCACTAGGAGTGTCTGACATTTCGCAAGGCCAAGCTGATGAATATGTTTCGCAATTGGAAGAGTTGATTCAAAAGTATAACGAAACTTTTGATGCTTTTATGGCTGAAATCAAAGGTAGAGTGGACAGCTTAAATCAACAGATTACTGATTTAACTGGTCAAGCTAAAACACTACAAGAAAAGTTAGATGCTCTGAAAGAAGAAATTTCTAAGTTAGGTAACCTGCAAGTGATGTACAGTAACAGCATCGACTTCGGGGACTATGATTATTCAACAGCGCCAAACTTAATGCGAACCATAACTTTTAGTGACCTAAGTACTATGGCGACACCTACGGGAAGAGTTCCCACAGGTGTGACTGACAAAGGTGACTATTTTGAAATAGACTTAACTACTATGGGTGTAAATGAGGTAAAATTATTATGGATACCAATGGCACCAAGACCACAGGTAGGTAAACAATATACGTACAGTATAGAGTTAATGTGTGATGAGGGCGAAATGAATGAGGTCTATATTAGACCATATTTTATAAACGCTGACGGAACATCTGGAGTGTTTTTTGATTCTATTACAAAAACAGTAACTTCAACATGGAAGCGATATTCTAGAGTGACTGGTAAAGCAAGTGATGCTATGGTAAACTCAACTTTACAAGTGTTACAACTTTATTTCCCATCAGCCGTAACAAGACGTAAGTTATACGTCAGATACAATATTATGGTTCAAGAGGGAGACCAAACCAGTTCCCAAACAACAGGTTGGAAACCTAACTTACTTGATGCACCGTATTATTTGAGTAAAGTGCCTTTGGGTGAGAATATCGCTGATCATACTGCTGTGTTTCCAATAAGTACATCTGATTACCAACTTTATAATAAACGAAACATAGAAAATTATGAAGCTGATCAAACATATACGCTTACGATGAAGGCTACTAAACCTTCTATTCAAAGTTTTAGAGTATTTATCATGAGCGGAACTCAATTAGTTGGAACAATGAGACCAGTGGAGGGTAAAGTAGATGAGTGGGAAATTACATTCACTGTAAGTCAAAGTGCAATTAATAACGGTGCTACTAATATATTGCAAGTATATCAATATCCAAATACATCGCTAGGCGCTGTTAAAATTGAGTGGCTCAAACTAGAAAAAGGCGACACACGAACCCCGAATATTGAGCAATATAAATACCGAGGAATCGGCATGCGAGACTCAAACAATCCAAAAGATTACGTTTGGGATCTAGCACCAGAATATGTCGAAGACAATCTTGCTACAGATGTTAAAATTTCTGAAATCACAGGTAAAGCAAACAATTATACCGATGGGAAAGTATCGGAGATTAATTCGCAGTTGACTGCTTCAATTAATGAAGTTGATAAAAAAGTAACTGCCAATACGAAATCAATAACCACAATCAACAGCACGCTGACTGAAATGCAAAAACCAGTGAAATATGAGGCGTGGTTTAGCGGTGGCACTGAATTGAGACCAGCAAACGCAAATTCTAGATTTAGAGTAAGTGAAGAAAGGTTAACCATTGGTACAAAACTAAATGTTGCTATGAATGAAAGTCCTTTAGAGTGGAATGCTGATCGTTGGGAAGCAACATTTACTAGAGAGTGCAGTATTTTAGTTGATGTACAAACTATGGTAGAATTTGCTGATCAATGGGGTACGTATGTTTATATCAACATGTGGAAGGATACTAATCAAACTCAAACATGGGATACAGGTTACGGTATGGGTATTGCAAGTGGCGCTAACTTTTGGTTTAGAACTGAATTGAGTGTATCTATGTATTGTATGAATGCTAAAGTTGGCGATAAATTTTCAATTGGTTTAGGAATGGCTTCTGGGAAGTCTTTGACAAGCGCGAGAATACACAAATTACACATTATGGAATTATAAAATTTCCAATTAATTAAAAACTGCTACTAGCGTACTCAATCGAGTACTTTTTTTATTTTGCAATGAAAGGAGGCTAGTTGGTTGAAAGACGAAGCAATACAAGATGTTGTAGAACGTTTAGTGCGTATTGAAACGAAACTGGATAATTACGAATCATTACGCGAAAAAGCGGAAAGTGCAAAAGATAGAGCGGATCAGGCATATTCTATTGCGCTTAATAATGCGGAAGATATCAAAGAAATGAAAGCCAATAATAAATGGTCGTGGGGTTACATGATCGGTTTAGGCATTACGATCATTGGCTATTTCTTGACTAAATTGTAAAGGAGGTGAGAAGAAATGATCTTACCTGATAAATATTATCAAATCATTAAATGGACAGTTTTAACAGTATTGCCAGCTGCATCTGCTTTAGTAGCCATGTTAGGAAAAGCATATGGATGGAATGGAACAGATATGACAGTACTCACTATCAATGCGGTAGCAACATTTTTAGGCGTTATCACTGGTGTCTCTGCTTATAATTTGAAAAAATAGGAGGAAACAAATGAAAAAGAAAATTACTGTTACTGCGATGAGCCTTTTAACGGCTCTTTTTTTATTGCCAATTAATGGGTTCGCCTATACTATTAACGATGAATATAATCTAGCTCCAAATCAAGGGGATTCAAGATTAGCAATCCCCAACAAAATTATTTTACATGAAACTGGGATAGATGCACCTGCAAGAAACGTAGCCGCCAACATGAAAAATAATTATAACGGAAGTAATCCTTATACTACAGATGTTATTGGTGACGGTGGGATTGTTTACCGTGTGGGTGAGCAAGGATATGTTTCGTGGGGTGCTGGTAACGCCAACCCTTATGCGCCTGTACAGATTGAATTACAGCGCACATATGATAAAGCATTGTTTGAGAAAAACTATCGAGCTTACATTGAATATACAAGAGATAGTGCAAAAAAATATGGAATTCCATCGACTCTTGATCAAGGAACTTCTTTATTTACAAAAGGAATCATTTCTCATTTGTGGGTAACAAATTATATTTGGGGGAATCACACCGATCCATATGGTTACTTATCGCAAATGGGCGTAAGTAAAGAAAAATTAGCATATGATTTAGCTCATGGATTTACAGATGACAATCCAACTACTTCAGATGATAAACCAGTCATTGATCCAACTAGAGCAGGTGCTGCAAATCCTACACTAACAGATGGAACAAATTACGCCCACATTGATCAGTTTGGAGAAATCGAAAACGCAAACTTGCATGTGGCTGGATGGCACATTGCTAACTATAAATACGAGTATATTTTCATTATGGACTATAATACTGGAAAAGAACTAGCACGAGTAAATGCTAATGGCGTTTCACGCCCAGACGTAAACCAAACCTATGGCACTTATGGAAACGTTGGTTATCATGTATCGTTCAACATGCGTAATTTCCCCAAAAAGAAAGTCTACGTCATGATGCGTGCAACGAATGATCCAGAGGGGAACACTAAAGGTGGTGCGCAAGATTTTCATGATAAACGTTGGTATTTAAATATTCCGCAACGATAAAAAAATAGCCCCTCGTTGAGGGGCAGTACATATTATGTAACTTTTCCTAATCAATAAAAAATTCATTAGTGGGTATAGCCATACTAACATTTGAATCTCTTACTTGACCTGTATGGCAGAAACCAAGAGATTCATAAAAACCACGGACATCAGGTTCGCTTTGAACTGTAATCAAACAAGCTCCTATATTACTTAGTAGCGCAGTTTTTATAAATAAAAAGGCATAATACATCATCTCTTGACCTAAATGTTGCGCTTGATAAGGTCCGTTAACGGCAAAGTGGTGTATTTGTATACCAGGGATTGATTTACGGTAAACTGGGTTTTTCCAATTAGTTAATAGATCTTGTAATTTGGATTTTTTTGTAATCAATACACGATCAGTAGTTAAAGAGAAAAAACCTAGTAAGTAGGTTTCTTTACCTTTTGGGGTTACAAACATTAAATAAGTCTTTGTAATTCCATATTGTAAATCTTCTAGTGCTTCGTTTTTTAAGTAAGAATCAATATGATCTTTTCCAGAAGAAAAAGCCTCTACTAAGGCTCTTTCTTTGTCATCGATATTTGATATTTTTTTAAATTCAACTTTATCATCAAGTAACATATCTGCCTCGTTCTATACCTCGTATTTTACACCATCAACATTTATTGTTTTTATTTTCTTCATGCCAGCTAATGTATTAGCAATTTTTGAGTTTGAAGGAACTTTTTTGTTTTTATATATATCGTCTAGAAATTTGCTACACTCTTTTTCTGAATTGAAAACTAATTCAGTGTTTTTAATAGTGGTAGCCATAAAATCACTCCTCACTATGTTGATTTTTTATGTACATATAGTATACCAACTTAGAATCTTAGAGTAAACATAAATCACTTGACAATTTTAAATATGTTTATTAGCATATTTTGACTTCTGACATTTTGTTGACATTTTTCTGTTCGTTAGTTACCATGTATTTATAGAAGGACGTAAGCGCCTATTTTTAATGTACGCATCGGGACGTATGCGCCCACATAGAAACATAGTTGAGAGACATCTATATGGTGTCTCTTTTTTTATTAATATGCGAAAAAGTCTAGTTTTTTCAATAATATTTATGTAATAATAAATTAGCCACCACAGCAAAGAATGAAACCCATTATTATCTAATCTATGTCCATTCTTTTTGTTTGCAGTAGTTGTGATGGCTTTCCATACCCTTAGCTCAGTTGGTTAGAGCAGACGGCTCATAACCGTCCGGTCGTAGGTTCGAGTCCTACAGGGTACATTAATGTAGCCAATTGAATCGTTCTGTGTTAGAATTTTTTGAAGAGTATTATACAAGCTAAAGCTTTTCTCCATTGCCACTCAAATGAGTGGCTTTTTTATGTATCCTTTTATGGATTAATGAAAGGATGTTTCACATAGTTATACTTCTGTATATTTTATTTGAAAAGTATTACTTTGATTTTTAAATAGAAAGACATTTGGGTTATATTGTGAGATAATAATAAAGAAGAGTTTAAAGCGTTCCCCAAAAACCACTCCCCCATAAGTGTGTTACGCTTTAAACTCTTTTATATTTGAAGCCATTAAAAAGCATACCATATTTTTGAAAAAAAGTGAGAAAAAAGGCTTATAATTGGAGTGATAGTTAATTAGTGACTTATTTTTGATTTTATAGCACTGATACTATAAAATATAGATATCATCATATTACACAATCTTAATACTAACTTAAAAAATATCTCCTTTCATAAGTATGGTGATAAAATCCGTTCCGGGCTACCTTTTTAGGTAGCCTACTTTAATCTTTGTATCTTTCTGGATCAACGAAAGTATACTTTATATAGTCATAACGCCGATGATCGCTTCGAGCGTCTGGCACATCAGTCACGATATCAAACAAAAAATATACGTCTTTCTTCATTCTAGTTTTTGCAGCAGGGATTTTAAAGTAGTTTTTATTAGAATAGTAAAGATTGATTAATAAACTGTCTTCGATTGCTAAAAAGAAAACTTCTGAATCCCACACCTTATAAAAATCTTTGACAAATCTATTCGAAGGATCAAATTTAAACCATAATTGCTTCTCATTAAAAAGCATAACCATTACTCCAATCAGTTTTTAAACTTAGTTTCTACCTCTAATATATATCGAGTTTTTATTTTGCCTTCAGAGAATACTGTTTCTTTTTTTGCAGTTACAGGTTGGTTATTTTCGGAAAAAGCTAATATAGCTAAAATTGAAACATCCATCTGGAATTTATCTTTTTCGTTGCTTTGCTCATAAAAATCTGCATATTCATCACTGATATTTTTTCTAATAAATTCTTCCATCATAAAGATCACCTCGAAAAGAGTATACGAACAAACGTTCTTTTTGTAAAGGTGGAATTTATTATACTAAATAAATAGGTGAACAAGTACTTGTGCCAAATTATGTGCCAAAAAAAATCGAATTTAATAAAACACAAACAAAAAGGAATCCTATTATGATAACATTTCTTATAATAACAAACACAACAGAAGACGTGTAATAGTTAGTCAGGAACGTACAAATAACCCCTGTATCCTTTGTGATACAGGTTTTTTTATTTTAAAACAACGAAAATTAAATATTTTATAATTAAAAAAACTTCATTTTTTATTGATATAAGGGTATAATTTTTATTGAAGGAAGGTGATAAAAAAACATTTTCATTAAAACGGAAAGTAAAAAATAAAAATGAAAGAGGGAGAAAAATTAAAAAAATGGATTCTTAGCGCTACATTGATTATTTTACTTAGGGCTTTCGCAGATGTAAGGGTAATAGAACAAAGTGGTTTTACTGGTAGGCGCGTAGCTTTTCCAATGCTATGAAGCTAGAGCCTTTCTAGTGGGCATAAGTATGTTTGACTTCTTATGCTAATCTGGACACATAATGTACAGGCGCACTACATAGAGAATCACGATAGAGAATCACGAAAGTGGGATAGTACTAAGTATAGTTGATACAAACAGCACTTCACAGCTATAATAATTGGAAAGTCAGAAGTTTTTTGTTCGATTTGAAATACCTAGTTAGTTTGAATACGTACATAAAGAATCTTCTTATTTAGCACTTAATAAAAAATATAAAAAACATTTAAAAGAGAAATCAAAGGTTTTCTCAATCTTTGATAAAAAAGGAGGAAGTAGAAAATGAAAAAAGCAAAATTGATACTTAGCACAATCGTCTTGACATCTTTAAGTAGTGGGTTTTTAGGGAGTGGGACGGTGGATGCCAGTGCATATAATAATAAAGTTGTTTCACTTCGAGCTGCTAGTGACACAACGCTTACTGTGTCACGCATACCTTATAATCCTATTCTATATTTTGAAATTTCAATGGAAAATTATAATCAATCTGACTCAACCCAACGTTGGGTAATGGAGTACAATGCAAATACCGGTGGTTATTATATCCGGGAGCAGATTCCGGGAAGTGTGTATCCTACACAATATATTTGGTGGAATAGCAGGGCAGGAAGCCTTTTGGACTTCTCGAGTAACAAAGAGAATGTAGGGACTCTGTGGAAGTTACATTCAGCCGGACAGAATTCGTTGGGAAATATATTTTTTATAGAAAATATGTCAAACGGAAACTATATGAGTTGGACCAGAGGAGGTCATACTGATCGGGCGTTGATGTCTTCTGCATTTGATTGGAATCGTGAGCAAAGATTCATTGTGCAAGTTGAAGGAGAAGTTTAAAAGATAAAATAGAAGTACACTAATACATTCAATCTTTTTGACTTATATCTAGAGAGTGGGGCAATAATCAGATTTTTTTCTGACTATTGTCCCACTCTCTTTTTTATATGTTTTTTTTTATTTTATTTGTGCTAACAAGATTTTGCTCAAGCCCAATCTCCATTACGGAAAATCGGTACTGTAGAACCGTCTTCGCGGATTCCATCGATATCCATCTTGTCAGATCCTACCATGAAATCTACGTGGGTTTGACTTCTATTCAAACCAGCTTCTGCTAATTCTTCGTCGGACATTTCTGTACCGCCTTTCACACTGAAGGCATAAGCAGACCCTAAGGCTAAATGGTTCGATGCGTTTTCATCAAATAATGTATTGAAGAAAATGATACCAGATTGAGAAATAGGGGAAGGGTCGGGAACAAGTGCCACTTCTCCTAGACGACGCGCACCTTCATCGGTATCAAGCAATTTTGCTAAGACATCTTCGCCTTGTTCGGCAGAAAAGTCAACTACTTTTCCATCTTTGAAAGTAAATTTCATACCAGAGATGATCGTACCAGCATAACTTAGCGGTTTTGTGCTTGAAATATACCCATCTACTCGATGACTGTCAGGTGCGGTGAACACTTCTTCTGTTGGCATATTTGCCATGAATTTTTCCCCTCGAGCATTGTAGCTTCCAGCACCTTCCCAAAGATGGTTTTTAGGCAATCCAATGATGATATCCGTACCAGGAGCAGTGTAGTGCAGGGCAGAAAATTGTTCTTGATTCAATTCTTCTGCTTTTTTTGCTAATTTCTCATCGTGTTTTTTCCATGCTAAAACAGGGTCTTCTTCGTAGACACGAGTTGTTTTGAAAATTTGATCCCATAATGCATCAACTTGTTCTTCTTCTGGCAGATCTGGAAAAACTTTTGCTGCCCATTGTTTACCAGCAGCAGCTACAACAGTCCAACTGACTTTATTTGCCTGAGTTGCCTTGCGCAAATTCATTAGTGCTTTACCGGCAGCTGCTTGATAAGATGCTACTCGTTGGCTGTCTACACCGGCAAACGCATCAGGGTCGGCAGAAACGACACTGATCCTGCTTGCTCCTTTTTCAAGCCATTCATCCGCTTGATCGATTTTAGATTGTGGTACATTCTCAATACGATCTGTTGCTGCATGTAAAAGAAATTCTCTTTGAATCTGATCATCCGTCCATTGAACGATGACTTCAGCAGCTCCTAATTTGTAAGCTTCTTGTGTGATCAAGCGAGCAAGGGGTGCTTGGTCCACACTGATCTGTAAAACGACTGTGTGACCTTTTTCTGTGGCCACGCCAGTTTCTGCAATTAAGCGTGCATATTTTTTTAGAAGTTCATTAAAATCGGATAACAT